ATTAAAATTAATAACTCCGCAGTTAAGCACCGGGTCAAAGTTGTAAATTACAGTGTAATTCATATTATACATTATATAATATGATTGTCTTTAAGTAGTTTTAGTTGTTATTTTAATTGAAACAATATATTTCAATTTACCTAATTTGAGTACGCTAACCCGCCCATCCCGGACATAATGCGGAGGACGTTGTAGTTGGTGGCATAGACGCGAACCTTGGCGGTGTTTGTGCCGGACACGGTGGCGTTGGAGAGCACCAACTGAAGCGTGGCGTTATCAATTCTGGAGAAGTTGCACGTGCCGCTGGGTTGGTGCTCCTCAGGGCGGAGGGCAAAAGAATACACGTTGATGCCCTCATCGGGGTTGCGTGTATGGGATTGCCAGGGCTGCACGTAGTTGAAGTAAGAGCCCTCGCGCTCGGAGAAGCGGTCTTGGCCGTTGAGCTGCAACTTGGCAGTGACGACGGGGTTAAGGCCCCAGCAATGCATGTCAATGGAAGACTCCATGAGGACGAATGTGCCCGCATCGGAGACGCCGGAGTTGGCTTCACCAGTGAAGTTGGGAGCATCATGCAAGTTCCAGTTGTTGACACCATCCGCATCAATCGCGCCGGCATCCTGGAAAAGACCGTTGGAGTCAATGAAGGAGTTGCTATCCGCAGCAATCGCGTTGTGGCCGCCGAAAGCATGGATAGCGTTCGGGAGAGCATCAATGGCGTCGGTGTAGTTGAAGGGCTGGGCGCCAAGAACGCGGTTCAAAAGAGCATCAGCCACTAGAGAAGAGCAATAATCTACGTTTTGGTCAGGTTGTACAACCCATACAAGCTCTTTCACGGGGTGATTGAAGTTCAATTTCAATTTATTACTTGAAGATCCGACCGATTCGTCGCCGGTGAATTGGAGCTGGGTGATAAGGTATTCATGGGGGTTCTGGGCCATTCTTCTGCGCTCATCGGTGTCAAGGAAGATGTAGTCAACATAGATAGAGGCAGCTACAAGTGACTGGTTGTAGGCAACAGAGGCGGGCTTCATGTCGCCAGAGACCAACGAGGTAACCGCCCACAAGCACTCATCAATAGGTCTGATGTCAAGGTTAATCTTGACCTCATGGTACTGAAGGGCAATCAAAGGAAGAGCCAATCCGGGGTTGGTGTTGAACCAAAACTGGAGAGGAATGTAGAGGGTCGTCTCGGGGAGGGCATTGCGAGGAGCGCACACTTGACGAGGAGCGCTGGAGTCGCAAGGGCCATCCACGTCAGAGAAAGAGGGGTCCGTGATGAAGGTAAGCTGGGTGGTGTTACCAATCATCTTGAAATACCCGCGCTGTTGCTCGGAAGACATCGTGAGCTGGTTCCAGATGTGCATCCAGTCACCATATTGGCGGTCAATTCTTTGGCCACCAATCTCAACCTCAACTTGGGCAATAAGCTGCTCGCCGGGGAAATCCAACCAACGGGCATAGACAGTGTCAAGCCCAGAAGCACTCATGCTCTGGTTGATTTCAGGGAGTGTTACCTGCAGGTAAGTGCGGTGAGCAAGGTCACCGTTTCTGCTGATAACACACTGGACACGACGACCAAAATCAGCCTGTCCGTTAAATGTTTGCTCAATTGATTCAATAGCAAAGTTTGTGTAGCGTCTGTAAGTCACCTTCCAGAAAGTGATCTGAGGATTACCTGTAAGGTATACGTCTTGAGCGCCATAGGCAACGAGTTGCATTAATCCACCTCCCATATTATAATATTGCTAAAGAAAAAAATTTTAGAAATAAATTAAATTAAACTATTAATTTTGCTTAATTTGATTAAAAATGACGTAGTTTACACAAATTTTTTACAAATGTATGCGCGCACCATCAACCAAAAATAGTGTAATTGTGGCGCACCATATATGCTAATAAATAATAAATTTCTCATTAGTTCGCGGAAATAATATTGCTTAAATCCAGATGTTTTTTCATAAATTTGAGTAAATAAGCGTCTTCTAAAACTTCTTTTTTGCCTTCGTGTTTTTTTGTGAATACATAAGTGTCGCTCCGTTTTTTGACTGTCCAACCTTCTTCCAATGAATTAAACAGGAGCACCATCTTTTGAAATTTTGCGCTGTCAATGTTAGTGCAAACACGTTTATCATTGTCATCCACAATTGAAACAGAGACCTCCATTATTTGTATTGAAGAAAGATTAAAAACGACTTATCTCAACTTAATATTATTTGTAATTTGTAATTTGTAATTTGCAAAATATATTAATTATGAAAATAATAAATTAAATATACTGGTTTATATTTAATAAATTAAGATGCCCTCCTTTAAAACAAAACCAGCAAAAAATATAAAAATCAGCAAGAAAAACTCTACCACATTAGATGGGAAGCATAGAGAGTTCATCAATGAGTTTAACAAGGATGAACACGATAAACTTCCTAAATTAAAACAAGAAAAGGAAGAACTTATCAAAAAAATAGCGACCGACAAAAAGCTGACAGTAGAAGAAACGCTTGATATCAAAGACCGGATAGACGACATCACCGCGAATATTAAACAATTAAAAGGGAAGAAAAAAGACTACCTGTTAGATAACTCTAAATATATATTTGAATACTTTGAAAATAAAAAAAACATATCAAAAAATGAATTAGCCGCCAATCCCAGCAGTAAAACCAAAATGTTGAATAACTTTTTCAAAATTAAAAACCCTGATGCAGAACAAAATGAACAGGTGAACAAAAACATCGTTCACAAATATCTCTGCAACATTGATGAAACTTTTCTAGATATTAATAATTACTTGAATTACACTGACTTCTGCAGCTATTGTCACGAGGGGGAACTTATTCCTCAAGAAGATGAAGGCGTTCTTATTTGCAACAGCTGTTTTAAAAATGTTCCCTACTTAATTGAAAATGAAAAACCGTCCTATAAAGAACCCCCTAAAGAAGTGTGCTTTTATGCCTACAAAAAAATCAACCATTTTAAAGAAATCCTCGCTCAATACCAGGGCAAAGAAACGACGCAAATCCCACCAGAAGTCGTGGAAAGCATCAAGCAACAAATCAAAAAAGAACGGATCCAGCTGGATGAGCTGACTTATACCAAGTCTAAAGAAATCCTGAAAAAACTGGGATATAACAAATATTATGAGCACATTCAGTTTATTAAAAACAAAATGGGCATTAAACCACCCGTATTTAGTCCAGAGTTTGAAGACACGTTGTGCAATCTGTTCAATGAATTGTTGGCGCCTTATTCTAAATTCTGCCCGAATGACCGTGTCAACTTTTTAAATTATTATTATGTTTTGTATAAGTTGTGCGAGTCGCTAGATGAACGACAGTATTTACACGATATCCCAATGCTTAAAGACCGCGAAAAAATCATTGAACAAGACGAAATATGGAAACGAATGTGTGCAGAATTGAATTGGAGCTTTATCCCAACTATTTAAACCGTTGACCCGAAGGTTAATGAATTCGTAAACTTGTTGAATGTTCCATTTTAATTTTGCAAAGGTCAGATACCAGTGACAATTTGAAATGACGCTCTAAAGAGCGTCCCATTTCAAATCTTCATTGGTATAACATTTAACCTATATCATTTAGCATTTTACAAATTTATACAAAATGACAAATAAAATAATTCAATAAACATTGTTATTGAATTATTAATGCATTAATGCAATATATCATATATCATATATCATTTATTGAAGTTGTTTAAAACCCGCCCGCACTCGCCTTAACCATGTTAAAGCCAATGCCAAGGCCAACACCCTGGCGACTGCTCATTCCAGAAACAGGAACGTATGTATCCAAAATGCTAAAGGTTGCCGCCGCAGTTAGCGCAAGGAGCGCAATTTCCTCAATATTAAGGGAACGCTTGGGGATGGCATAGGCCGCGATAGCAACCATAAACCCCTCCACCAAATACTTAATAATCCGTTTAATCACTTCGCTCATGTCAATCATATCGTTAAACATTATATAAATTAGTTAGAAAATATATTAATATATATGCGATAAATAACTTAAAATTAAAAGAATAGATAAAGTATTATGGGAAAAAACTCAAAACACAGTAAAGCTCAAGGACAAGGACAACAAACGCAACCCGAGAAAAAAGAAATCAACTTTGAAAGAAGGACCCATGCCAATGGCGAAGTTAACTCTAAATATATTGATTTGCTAGATGTAGACCCTCCAATCGCCGGACAGTCTTATTGTTCCGCTTTCCTAAAGAAGTGGGATTTTGCTAAATCTATGGAAAAGTTTTCCCAATTTCTAAATTTTGTTTCCTTCAAATATAAAATTTCTTTTGAAGACTTGATGAAAGATTATGAAGAATTCATCAAAGATGAGCGCGCCAATTTAGTAAACAATACTTTAGAAGATGAATACAAAACTTACCTTGACCATAACGAAGACCGACTAGAGAAGGAGTTTAACGTGGCGCATAACTTTCAAACATCCACCCGTGGGATTAAATTTAGAGGCGCATTCCCCAGTCAGGCCGAGGCGGAATTGCGCAGCAAGATGTTGCGAGAGCGCGACCCGAACCACGACATTTATACCGGTGAATGCGGTGTGTGGATGCCATTTGACCCCGAAGCATACAAGACTGGGCGAGTGGAGTATATGGAAGAAGAGCTAAACCAGTTGGCGCACAACAAGAACCAAAATGAGGCGAATGCCAAGACCGCATTTGAGCAACGTATTAAGGAAACGCGTCAGCAGGCGATGGAGGAGAATATCAAGAAGGCCGAAAAGTCGGGCAATGTTCTAACCCAGACGATTAATGCAGAGGGCAAACTCGTAAATATCACAAATATGAACACCCAAGAGCGCGCATTGTTGGCGCAGTCGCAGGAGACCGCGGCGGATAGTGAGTATGAGCATATCTCAGTCGCCAATATTCGTAATGAGCTATTTGAAGGGGAGAATGTAGTGATGGGAAAGGGGGACAAAGAAAAATAATAAATCCAAAAACAATAAAACAATAAAATTGAAACTATAATTTGTAAATAATATACAGTAATTATTTACAAACACTAAACAGTAACCACTAAACACCAATCCTAATACAAATATGAACATGAATTATGAGATGGCTCAAGTATGTTATGTCAAAGCCGTGTATGCTATGCACACGCATAAATATATGCTATCTCCGTCTCTATCTGTGCGAGACTTTATTGCAACTGTGCAAAAACGGGCAGCAGAAGACATATATCATCTAAGTTTGTCTTCCAATGAGTTAGAGATTAATACGATTGAAGTAGTTGAGGCTGGGCAAGAGTTAGAGAACATCAAGGCAGAAGACGCACCAAAAATGGAGCCAGAGGACATCACAATGCGACAAAAATATGGGGACGCGTTGGGTTGCGTGTCGTTTTATGTTCGGTCCACGTTGCTAGACCCTATCCGGTAATCAATAACTCCTTACCATATATTTATATTATTATCATTATATTCCCTTACCATATCCTTACCATTTCGTTTTTTTTACATTGATTGTTTGCCCCGCGCCACGTTTTTTGTTCGCTTTCGGGTCATATTTTTCTTCCTCGTCATCCGACCCCATATCCTTTGACAATTCCCAGAACTCTTTAGACCCAAGACGGAACTCGCCGTGCGCATCGGCTTTATACCAGAACACTTGGTCGTGTAGTCTATTGGTTTTTACATTGTTGTTAATTACCAAGCACTCGTAGTTTTCTGTGCATTGGTCCATCACTTGCGAAAACGCCTCAAACGTGGGGAACATGCCGGCGTAATTCTCGTAAATGCGCTTCCTGTTGGCCAGGTAGTTCTCTCTTAAAATAAACACAAAATCAATGTTTGTGCGCAGGGTGGGCGGGATGCCAAGAGGATATTGCATTGTGATGACTAACATGATCTTCCAGTGTCTTCCGTTCATAAAAAGTAATCGCATCATTTTATCTTTCGCCCATGTGTTGTCATACAGGCAGTCATCCAGGATAACGAATGCGCGCGGGTCAATGCTACTGCGCTTAAATGCCTCCATCTCTTTGCGCATTTGCTTGAGCACTTGGCGCTGGCGCTTCAAAATGTTCTCAATGATTGCAGTGTTATACTCGTTATGGATAAACAACTTAGGCACGAGCTTGCCGTAAAACCCGTTCCCCTCTTCTGTACCGGCGACAACCGTGCCGATAGGGATGTCTTGATGGTAGTAGAGCAGGTCGCGCACGAGAAATGATTTGCCGGTATCACGTCGCCCAATAAGCACTACGACCGGTCCTTTCGACTCGTTAATCTTAAATGTGATGCTTTTCATATCAAATTTTTTTAGTTCTAACGTCATATATATTTATTAACGTTTTTTACTAAAATAATGGTGCGCAAAACAACGAACCCGCATTGCTAAAGACTTTCGCGCAAAATATATATCTCCTTTTTATAAAACTCGCTTTAAAATATATAAAGTGAGTTAAAACAACTTAAAGACAACACTATTATAAATGTATAATAAGATGCAAGAGTTAAATATCGTTGAACTTATTGAGAAGAACCCCATCGCGAAGCTAACCCAAACCTACAATAACAAATTGTTATGCAAAATTAAAGAGAATTTTGTTGGGTTTGAGCAACAATTATTTGTAAGCAGCTTTTATTGTTATTTAAATTATGATAAAACTTTGGATTATGTAGTGGATTTAGATGATGTCTGGAAGTGGCTGGGATTTACACAAAAATATAATGCAATTAGATTGTTAGAAAAATATTTTACGCTTGATAAAGATTATAAAAATTTTGCTCCTCAATTTGGAGGAGCGAGTTTAGATGAAAATATTGTATCATCAATTGAAGAAAATGCAAAAGTGTGCAATAAACAACATGGAGGACAAAATAAACAAAAAATAATGTTAAACATCAAATGTTTTAAATCTATGTGTTTAAAAGCTCAAACCAAAAAAGCTGGCGAAATCCATGAATATTATATGAAAATGGAAGAAGTTGTGCACGAGATTGTTGACGAAGAGACGAACGAGTTGAGAACACAATTGGAACAAAAAGATAGCATCATTCAATCTATTGAACAAGAAATAATCTCAACGAAAAAAGAAAAACAGCGCGCAGTTGAACAAGCGACGATTATGCAGTTCCCTTTAAATACCGAATGCATCTATTTCGGCACAATAGAAAACACAAATGATGCTAAAGAAAGTTTACTAAAGTTTGGCCACACGAATGATTTGGCAACAAGAGTGCAAGACCATCGCAAACACTATGACACATTTATTTTAGTGGAAGCATTCCGCGTGCAAAATAAGGTGGAAATAGAAAATCTAATTAAAACCCATCCGAGAATAAAAGGGCATATTCGCAGCATTGAAGTCAACGGGAAAAACAAAACGGAAATTATTGCATATGACAATACGAATTTTACATTAGGGCGGTTATCAAAATGCATCAGGGATATTATACATTCAAAGACGTATAGCATTGACAATTTCAACAAATTGATGCGCAGAAATGAAGAATTAGAGGAAGAGTGTAAAATGTTGAAAGAACAAAATGCAAACAACAAGGCGCAACTAGTAAAACAAGCATTAGAAATAAATGAATTAAGAGAAACAATCGCGGCTCTTAAATCTACAGTAGAAACCGTTAAAGAAACGCATCAATCAGTGTATCAAAATGTGTTATTGCCGGAAGATGAAACGATTAAAAAGTTTAATGAGTTTATCATGGCACAATGCATTGTTCGCGCAGATGTGGAAGACCTTTCGGTTAATATTGAAGGCCGGTTTCGTCTATGGAGCCATATAAAACCAACAAAGGAGACATTCCATTTATTAAAGAATTATTTGGATACCCGGTTTAAACCCAAACGCATCCAAGGGTCGCACGGGTATGTTGGCATTATTTTGAAAACGGCGGAGTATAAAAAGACGGAGTTAAATTCTAGAGTAGAAACATTTATATTTCAGCGCTGCAAGTTTTCAGATACTGGCAAAATACTGAACTCAACGCTCTTGAAAGAATATTGTAGCTGGTTGGTAAGCATTGATGCAATTAAACGGGAAGACCTGACAGATGATAATGGTAAACACTTTATGAAAGAAATTAAAGAATATTTGAATGCCAGTCCTTATGCGCTGAAGGCAACGGTGTGGTTAGAGAATGAAAGCAACGAAGGATATTATGGAATAAGTCTAAACAATTCAAATCAAATGCAAGAGGCCGCGTCTAAAAATAAATTTTCAACGACAGGTAAAAAAGTAGAGAAGCGAGAAGTTGCGGAGCCGCACAACATTCTTGGCAAGTGGGATACAATTGCGATGGCCGCGCAAATGGAGAATGTAAGTGCGGCGAAGATGAGCCGCAGCATAAAAAACAAATGTGTATTTGATGATTATTATTATTGTCTGTCTACGTGAAAAACATGCATTTGCAAATTCTTTAAAATAAATGTAACCCATACTACAATCAAGTAGTTTGGAATTGCATAAGGATGATTGCAAATGACGAAGTCACGAAATGATAGATGATTAGCAAGTAATTTATAAATTACACCAATATGTGTATAAATTAAAATACTAATAGTTTATGAACCCATTATCAAAAAAGGGATAACAAATATTTATTTAAAACTTTAGAAATTCCCGAAATTGCATCCAAAATTATGCAAAGTTTTTTATATTTATTTATTATATGTCTATAATTCGTCGTAAAAGTAAGCAGATAAATAAGTCAAATTATTACAACCTTCGCAAATAATTTGATTCAAGCGCGCGGTCCAGTGGAGCAATTAATTTTATATGAAAGGGTGGATCCGCCGGTTGGAAGTATTGTGGCATATACAGTAAACAATTCACCTACGGGTTGGTTACTCTGCAATGGCAGTAGTGTCAACAAGGAAACATACCCCGCGCTATACGAAGCAATCGGCAACACATTTGGCGGACTTGAGACAGACTTGTCTTTTAATTTGCCCAACTACCAGGGTGCATTTTTACGTGGAATTGGCACAAACCCAACCAATGAATACACAGGTCCTACTACTGTTTCTACCCCTCAGGCTCACGCAACGCAAACGCATAACCACACAGCGACGTCTACTGTTACAGATGGACAACACACTCACACACAAAATGCGCACACCCATACTGCTAGCACCGTTATTACCGACCCTGGACACGTGCATTCACAAACTACAAATCAAGACGATTATAATGGTTCGGCCGGTTCACCCCCAGGTTTTTTCACTGATAGTGGAGGTCCTACGATAATACCAAATATTAATCGTTCAACCACCGGAATAACCGCGGCAACTAGTGTAGACCCTGAAACTCCCACGATAAACAACGCATCATCCAATATTACTGTAAGCACCACGATTGGAAACAGCACAACCAATGTTGCAAATGAAACAAGACCGTATAACTATGGTGTCTATTGGATTATTAAATATTAGGCGCGCATTGACAAAGCATAATATGCATTATGTATTATATGTTATATAATACACAATATAAACCTTTGACAAATAGATTAAAACAATACGCACATAAATTAGTTTAAATAGAATTTAATTTGTATATTAAAACACTAATGGCATTGTTATTGAATTATCAAAAAAGGAAGAACAAAGATTTATTTAAAGCTTTAGAAATACACGAAGAAATCCAATTGAGTAACGCGCAAAACTACATCCCAATTTATAGCAGGTTTTTCGCGCTGAATGAAACTAATTATAATTCGGTAAATTTAAACCATCCGTGGGCATTGCACAAGCCGATTGTAGAAGAGAGAGACACTCATAAAATGGGGAAAGGAACTAAGAAAAAGGAAGAACAAGAGGAGGATGAAGAAGATGATGACGAAGACTACCAAAATAAAAACATCTTCCCATTTATGGTAAAGAATTGCGAGAACGAGAAGGTGAAAGAGGTGGACGTATTTTTGAAGATGGCGCCATTATTGAACCCATTTAAGTATTTGGTTGGCAAGTATAGCGACTACGGACAAACGCTATTTAATCTGCCGGCGTTTACCGGGAATGAGCAGGTGCACCCTTCTATGATGGACCCGAATAATTCAGCATATGTGGACGGCCATTTTACATTTTTGACGAGTACATTAATCCATAAGCATGGGTTTATTCATGGGGTGGATTATTATGGAGCGTTTTTAGGGTTGAAGAACAATTTCATGGTGGATGTGATTGATGATTTGGATTATTTAGTGGAAAGCGACTTTTTCAACAAGCATAAAGGTGGAAACAACAATGAAACAAATGAACAACTGTTTACAATTGAGGACTATTCGCATTTGATGGTGGACCCCAATTTGGGCAATAAGTTAAATCCGCTCAAAATCCATAATGCCAGTTTGAGTGCATTATCGGTGACCTCAATTCATGATGACTTATATGAGGACCTCTTTGAATTACCTACAGTAGAACTGGATGGTCAAGAGCATTTAACATTGCACGATTTGAAAGAGTTGTCTTTGGAGATGGTTGATTTCAATGTGGAAGATAAGATGCATGAGGAAGAGGGAGATGTCACTTATAAAAACAGCGCAAACAATAAGACATCTACCAATTCAAGTTCAAGCTGTTCATCAAGAACGTCGCATACAAATAGTAATGATATTATTGATTATGATAATGAGGATAACGAGGAAGAAAAAGTAAATAAGGATGAGAAAGAGGATGAACAAGGTTCTGTAGAAGGTCAGGATAAAGATGATGAGAATAAAGAAGATAAATGCCAAGATGAGGATAAAGAAGATAAAAGTGAATGGGAGGATTGTTCAAGTGGCAAGTGTTCTTCCTTTATGGATGAAGAGGAAGAAAAGTTATATGCCACCATTAATAAATTTCCGGTGCAGGTCATTGCAATGGAGTGCTGTGATGATACATTAGATAACCTTATTATTGCAAGTGACTTAACCAATGAAGAGTGGATAGCGGCACTGATGCAAATTATAATGATATTGATAACGTATCAGCAGGTTTTTTCATTTACGCACAATGATTTGCATACGAATAATATAATGTATAATGATACGGATGAAAAGTATATATATTATTTGTATAAAAAGCAATACTATAAGGTGCCGACATTTGGGCGCGTGTTTAAGATAATTGACTACGGTAGAAGTATATATAAATGTAATGGTCAAATATTTTGCAGCGACAGTTTTCAGTCAAGCAACGATGCATCTACGCAATACAATACGGAGCCTTATTTCAATAGTTCTAAGCCAAGGTTGGACCCAAATTATAGTTTTGATTTATGCCGGTTGGCGTGTTCAATGTTTGATTTTGTGGTGGATGATTTAGAGGATGTAAAAGACCCAAGCAAATGTGACCCGCATGTGCGAATAATTAACGAGTGGTGTTTGGATGACAACAATATTAATATGTTGTACAAGACGAATGGCGCGGAGAGGTATCCGGGGTTCAAGTTATACAAGATGATTGCGAGGTGTGTGCACAAGCATGTGCCAAAAGCGCAACTGGAGCGTCAGGAGTTCGCGAAATTTTTAGTGTCAAAGTCAAATGTAAAGAGGGGTGTGCCGTTGATTAATATAGATGATATGCCGAGTTATGCGTAATGCGACAACGTATAAATATTATGATTATATTATATTTTATTTGTTAAATAGAATATAGTAAGATTTACGAAAACATTAAACACGCTTTGATAATATTGGGATGTTTACGCAGTTAGACCAATTTGTGTCATATGTTTCATCATATGTGGAGATAGTGCCAAATTTTTTTCTTAAAATAGACCATATACTTTGGTCGTGTCTATGGTCGCAAAATGTGTGGTCATTCGGTAATTCTGATGGGGTGTCATCAATTAAATGATAATTGCAACAGGTAGAATACCATAAGTTTACTAAATTTACGGTGTGTTCGCATTTGCGAATAATAAATATTGTCGCCATTAGTTGACCTGTGTTTTTAAGATAATCCGCGTTAAGATAATCAATGGTGTCCATTTTAGTCCATGATTTTTCAAGAAGTTCCATTTGAAAAGATAATAATCCGCATTCATATGTGTTTACCACATTAATATATTCAATAAGACGGGGAAGGCCATTAACATTTAATTCGCACCCAGAATCCGCATAAACTAGGATATCATTATCATTCATTTTTTCCAGTTGTTTTTTAACAATGTAGGGTTTCCATAACCAGTATCCATATCCGCGCCGCACGGTTTCCATAAGTGTGTGATGTGGTCCCCAAAAGTCTGGGTCATTTTGTAAATAATCTTCCTTTAACCCAACAATATTATTAAAAATATTAAATGTTGCGGCTTCTTTGCAAATGCGGTCTACATTATTATGAAACCTTTCAGTTAGACCACCGAATGATAAAAAAGTAATTGACATTATAATAATATATTAGTTATTCTTTATATTCTTTATATTATTATAAATACAATAATTACCAAAAGTTTCTTCCTTTATATCAACTCCAAATCAAAAATCAGGTGCATCATTAAAGACCACAGGTGAGGTAACCGCGTGCATGGTCTCGTTAATGGCGGGGCTGATTTGTTCTACGATGTAGCAGCCGACGACCGCGCTGATATATACTAACACGGTATCTCTAACGAGCACTTTAAGTGGCTTACTTTCTTGTTCTACAAACCGCATCTCAACGAATTTGGTAATAAAAAACACGGCTGAAATAAATCCAGCAAATACGAATATATTATCCATTAATTTAATCTATTACATTCTTATAATAGATTAAACGCAGTTGCAAATACTATTGACTAATTGAAATTGCAATTACAATTCTTCAAACTCAATTAATTGTTCCTCAATCAATCCAATATTGCGAGGTTCCAGGTCGTGAACGTCTAATTCGTTCAATGCGGCGTCATTGGTATGAAT